GAGGTTGAGAGTATCAATACCCTGTGATGCAGCAAGACGTTTGATGAACTCTTCAGGAGCAATGTACTTCTGAATAGATTCTGGTCCCATGCTTTGGGCAATAGTTTGAATGAATTGATTCAGACTTTCTTGATCTTGACCACGACCGATGGCATTGACACCAGCAACAATAGTAGGGTTCACAAGATCCATAGGGATCTTAGGAATGACCTTAGTTTTCTGTGCCTGATCAAGTTTACGGTTTAGATAAGGGACAAGGAAGTCAACAGTCAAAAGACTGAATAAACCACCAAGCTGCTTTTCCAGTTCCATCTGCGTCATCCTGACTTCTTCCGCAGTTGTGCGTTCAGAGTCACGTACATTCAAGACAAGGAATGCTTCACCAAGACGCCTTTCAAACGACTGAATCATTTGCATGACAGTAGAGAAGTCGGCAGTTTTGCCCACGTTGATAACTCCGATGTCCTCAGGCCGGCCTTGCACGATGGCACCGTTCCCAGCAGCCGCTAGGGTCTGTGGTTTAGTAGTACTAGAAGGGGATACAGTAAATACAACTTTTGCAGCAGCTGCAGAGCCTTCTACCATTGCCTGAGAAAGTGCTTCAAGAGACTTAAGATCTCCGATGAACTCTTCAGCTCTACCACGACCGTATGCTTCTCCATCCACAACATTAAATCTGAGGCAAAGCCATGGTGTTGTCTTAAGAGGTGCCTTACCAAAAGACTTAGGGATCATTTTCCCATCAACTTCCTGATACCAAGTGTATCGGTTGTTGTCTCTTTTACAATGCGTGTACACATCTACATCATCAGCACCTAAGCCTTTCTCACCATCATCACCAACGCGATTAGGTTTAGGTTCAGGCAACTGCATGTTTGCAGGTAGTGATTCATTTAATACCTTTCGACTAATAACTTCTTTAGTAACTATCTCCATGACATTACCGTTACCATCACGATCTACGACATAGCGATTCAGAGGGAATAGCTTGAGCTTATCTTTACCCATAAATACAAGAGCATTACCTGCAACAACTAGGTGCTTCATTGCTTGGTGTACTACCACTCGATCATCAGAAGCTGAGATGGCTTCCATCATCGTCCTTTCAATCTTAGAGAAAGAAAGGTCAAGCTCGGACTTTACAGTTGCATCAATACCCTCCATTCCCATCAACTTAACTTCATCAATCTGTAGCTTAAAGAAGCTGGTTTGAACAGGCAGTAGAGCAAGCATAAGTTTGCTAGCCAAAGTAACAACACCTTTAGCTCCGGCAGATTGCCAAGGTTTGTGTAGGTGTCGTTTGCCGTTACGATAACTGTCGTCGTCAGTGATTAGGTAGGGAAGAGTTAGTCTTGCTGCCTCTTTAGCAGTGTCGAGAAATTGGTCACGGTCAGACCGGAGATAGTCATAACGTGATTTAGCAGTCATTTAATTAAACTCACTTTTTCTTTTTGTTTTTTTGTTGTGTAGTCCTGGGTGGCATCGTTGGGTTTGATTTAGAGAGTGGATCTTGAATTGGCCTCGACGGCATACTAGGATTACCTTTTTTGAAGGCTTTAGTATTAGGAGCTTTATACCTAGATCCAACAGGTCCAAGCTTACTTTTCTCAAGTTTATCCTTCCGCTTTGCACCGCTAGGGTCATTAATGGAAGGCTTAAATTTATTTACTTTAGGAAGCTTTTTAAACTCAGCGCCATCATTAGAAATACGATCTTTAAGTTTGTCAATATTTGTAAGTTTCGGCATATTAATAGTTGGCACTTTGCCTAGCTTAAAGCCCTTATTAATATTAGAAGCTGATTCAATAATTTTATCTGTCCTATTCTCAAACTTATCCATCTTCTCCTCGGTTCTCTTCTTAAGTTCAATATTTTCCATGCCTTCAAAGGTACTATCTGTAACACCAGACATTTCTAGGAAGTCATCAACACTACGCACGTCATCCATCCCATCATCATCTTCAGTTTCTGCAGGAGCAGTCCCGTAAAGTTGATCGTTTGCATAGAATTGTAGTTCGTACTTACCAGGGATATTCATGCTATTGCGAGGCGCACCACCTTTATATTCTTGAATGGTATCTATACGAAAGCTACCTGGATCTTCGCCTCTCATTACTGAATCATAAACACCTTTATTACGCTTGTCATAAAGCCATTCTCTTACGTCAATTTTAACTCTGTCAGGAGTAGCTTCACCACCATAATCAAATTCATTTATGATGTCTCTTTGCTTACTGACCCATTCATCTTCAAGTTTCTGAGGATAATTTCGTGTCTCCTTACCAAAGTTCATGTCAAGGTCAGTAAGAGACTCTCGAATATCAAGAGCAGTAGCACCAGGAAACTGTTGCTTTACGGTTTCATAAATCCTTTCACCTTGAAAGTTCTTATCCCTTTCGTTGTAACTGTCTACAAGATATTGTTTGAGTGGTGTATCAGCACCTAAAGATTCATAATTAACTTCACCTTGATTAGGTCGGTCAACGATCTTGTAGTCATCACCCTGAGTGTTTAGAAACTGACGTAGTTTCTTTGAATCTAATCGTTTGAGAATCCGTTGCTCAGCAGCAGACAACACACCATCATCTAAGGCATCATCTAGTTCACTGTCATAGCTCATTTGTCGATACGTTGTTGTAACCAGTCAACAACTGAGCGTTGACCTGATCTGTACATAATTTGTTCAATGCTGTCATCCGGTGAGGGAGTAACAGCAGGAAAGATTTCTTCTAGTTCCTTGAGTACTGATCTAGTCTCTAGTCCGAGTGTCTCAAGCGTATTGAGGGAGGTTCCGTGAGTCATGTTCAAAGAAAGCTGGCATTCTGGCGGCTCTAGTTGCACTAAGTTCAGGAGCTTTGCCTTCATACATCAGGCGATCACTAGAATCCAACCAAAATTTTTTGTCTAAATATTTATCGGATGCTCCAACCTGAAGAGGTTGCATCACCCAGTTAATAGTCGCCTTCCGAAGCTTGTCAAGACTAGGACTGATATCAAGCCCCAGCTCCCGACAAACAAGGCTATTGGTAGCAACGTGTATTTGTTCATCTCTGCTTATATCCGCTGAGGTTGTGCGCATAGCAGCGTCACCATTAAATCGCATGAACGGGAGTAGAACAAAGAAAATTGCACGCTCGGCAACCATTGCTTTGAGTACCGTGTGATCTGGATGCGAAGTCCACGCTTGGCGGAGTGCCATTGCTTCTTTCTCAGCCTTTTCATCAACGCCGTAAGCATTGGCGATGAGATTAAGAGCCAGGTCGTGGTTCTCTTCATCCCGTACATTAGAGATGAGTAACTCTCGGGAGAGAGCCGGAACGTCAGAGGCCAAAGCATCATTGATAAAATCTCCCACAGGCAGTTCCATATGTCGCAATGCAAGAGCACGGTGGATCGTCTCCTCCGCGCCTGCTTTGCATGTACCAGCAGTCACTGCTACTGGTGTCCATTTGCGCTTCCGCGCCATTAGTTTTTCGTAAGGGTTCATTCTTGACAGTCACATTGAGGTTCATTTGTCTCCTGCAATAGGCTGTTCAGATAGTCGTCTACTTCCTCTTCATTAAGGGCTGCATACGCACTAGATTTATCCTGAACATCTCCCATAGCTTGTAAGGAGTAGTAAAGGGAAGTCTGAGGCGATTCAAGCCACTCTTCGATAAACTCTTCATTCATGGTGACGCAATCGCTCCACCAATTCAGAGAATAACCGTGTAGAAGTTCAGTCTTGCCAAGCATCGTCATGATGCCATCAGCGACAGTACGGAATGTTTCATATCCGACATCGCTAGCGATTTCAACATCGCCATATTCATATGTTTGTACGCCAAACGTCCCACTGTCACGATCGACAGTTCGGGCAATAGGTGGAGCAATCTCAGGAGCACAGGTATACCCGTCTAGATCCTGAGATCGATAGCTGCATGAAGCCGTGGGTGCTATGGCGAAAGCACGCTCCATGTTGTAGGAGCGGGCGACTTGTGCAGCAGCACGCACACCTTCTCGCAGTTTCTCTGCCAGAAGATATGCAGGAGTAGATACAATCTCTCCTCTATTTATTTGGGTAAGGGCTCGTCCGAATTGCTCGTAAGAAACTCCAGTCTGTCGAAGGAGGTTTGCCAATCCCAACATTCCGAGTCCGACTTGTCGATCGACATCTGGTGAGAGATATTCCCCTGAATCACCGACACCAGTTGAACTGTGGAGTGTACACAATTCCGACATACCTTGAACAAAAGCTCGCGGGATGTCGTCGTATTGACAGGCACCCAGGTTGATATGTTGCAACAAGCATGTACCTCGTGAGGGCAAATATACCTCCAAGCATACATTACTTCGGATTCTTTTTCCATTTTGAAAGCGTACTTTGTTGAGCCAAATGTCACCGCGTTTGATACCTGCAATCAATGCATTCTTGGTATGTTGATTAGCGTTATACCACCAATCATCTGTGATGTTTACGCATCGCTTCGCCCAAGGCAATTCAGATCGATCAGCATTTATAAATTCAATTACGTCTGCATGATTGAGATCAATATGCAAAACAATTGCACCATTTTTATATCGCCCACCACGTCGCAATACTTCATTCAAAGTTGAATATATTTTCCCGAACGACACAGGGCCAGAGCTAATAAGCCCTTTGCCATTATCGTGTCCTTTCGGTCGGAGGTTACTGAGGTGGATTGCAACGCCTGCTCCATTTCGCAAGGCATGGCTTGAAAATCTCCAACTTGCTTCAATACCTTCTGGTCCTTCGCAACTATCATCGACTTCAAAAATTGTACATGACACCGGCAACCGTCCCGTGGGATCATCGATCCAATTCTGGACACGTCCGGTTCTCGAGATGTAATCAGGCATCAGCTTCTTCAGTGGTTTCTTCTACAGTGTTTTCTTCTACGCTACTAATCAGCTCAGTACAAGCTGCGATAGCTCCTTCCAAACGCTGTACATTTACGACAGCTTCGTTGTATTGCTTGATGAGAGTTTCTTTAAGTTCAGAGGGTGTCATTGGATTAAATCGTCGATAAATGGTGGTTGATAGTTTGGGCCTTTTAGTACTTTCCCATCAGCTCTATAAATAGGTTTGCCATCCTCTCCAAGTTTTGACATGTTGGATTGATGGACACGATGCATTGCTTTATCAAGATCCCACTCTTGACTAGCTGCAAATTGATAACAGACATACACAAGATCTGCCAGTTCTTTAAGCTGGTTTACTTCAGACTCAAAGTGAAAAGCTTCATGGAACTCAGACCACTCTTCATCGATCAAAGACTTCTGAGTAGTCCGTTGGGTCTTCCCCGTCGCTAAAGAGTAAGCTGTCCGGAATTGCTCCGCTTGGTCCAGTAGGCTTGTATGAATGTAGGAGTTCATTCTCTAAATAATGGATGGCTTTTGTTAGATCAGATACCTTGCTGTCTTTATCTTTATATCCAGCACGGCAAATATATTTAATGGCACAACCAAGGTGATAGTTCAGCTCTTGGTCTCTGATGAAGTCCCAGACTTCGATAGATCCTCGGGTGTAATAATTGGGTGAGTCGGCCATAGGTGGATTAGTTGTTTAATGTTATTAGAGAGGACATAGCATTGATGTTGGAGAGATATAAAAACTGTCTCCATATCTTCTCGGCTGGCCTTACCTAGAAGATCCTGAATCTTTCGCATTTGGAACTGCTGTTCCATTGTTAGCTCAAGTACTGGTGGTGGCGGAAGGCTGCCAGAAAAACGGCTGTCGATTGGTGAAGTCATAATCCTCAACTTGTAAGATTTTTGCGAGACGTGCATTCATAAGGGCATCATCTTCAGTCAAATTTTTTCGCTCAAAAGCTTTGACTACTGTTTCCCAGGTGTAACCCTCTTCTTCAAATAGTTTGATAGCTGTCTTGACACCATATCCAGGTGCTCCGCTGTATCCATCGGTTTGGTCTCCTGCAAGCGTCTGGATCAGATGCCATTGATCACCGTCATCCTCATTCACAATCAACATTTCTTTCAGG